GGTAAGGTAAGGAAGTACCGCATTCTTTAACGCACCTTTTTCAATACCTACCGCAATAGGTTTGTAATGGTCAACGGCATCAAAAATCTTTTTAGCAGTTTTTTTAATATCCCATCTACCGTGTATAATGTTCGCTACCCACCAACCATTTTCGTTTGCTTTTACAACTGCAATTGCTGTTTGGTCTAGCTTTTTATTTTTTGATTTGGTTGCTGATTCGACATCCGCAAAGCCTGCAAGGTCAACTGCAATATAGTAATCACCAACTTCAGGCTCTTCATCATCAAACTGTACCCAATCCTCTTTAAAAATTTCTGACCCCATTGCTTCAAATGATGCAAGAAACTCTTGTCGGAATGCGTAACTTGACATTGATTTTTTAGCTGTGTCAATCTCTTCTGGATCAAGGAGAGGGTTGTCGTAAGATGTAAAATGCCAAGCCTTATAGCTCTCATCATCTCCCAACGTAGCGTAGTGGTAGAGTTCATAAAAATGATTCCTTCCCATTGGCGTACCAATAAACATGGCTTCACCTTTTTGGTCAGCAAGCGCAGGTCTCAAAATTTGCTCCCACACGCTAGGCTTCATATCCGCATACTCATCCATAACTAGGAACTTAAGGGATACGCCTCGCATTGTCTCAGGTCTGTCAGCACCTTTCAGTGAAATAGTGCAACCGTTAATGAGAGTTATTTGCAAGTTGTTAATGTGCGATGACTTAATAACAGGATGCGCAAGTTCTAACAACGTAGTCCACATAATGTCACGAGCCTGCCCCTGCGTTGGAGCAACATAGAACACATGACCACGGTTTGTTTGCAATCCATAGATAATCAACTGCCATGCGGCTAGTCTTGACTTACCTGTCCGCCGTCCTGCCGCTACAATCTTAAATCGTGTTTGATCGTTAAAGACTTCTTGTTGCCAAGGAAGTAGTTCAACATTAAGCTCCAAGAGGTTTGGCTTCCTTCATGATGTCAACAAGTTCTTGACTACGGCGACCCACTTGGTTGTACCACTTTGAGTTAACCATTTCGTTTGCCGCCATCAGGTAGTTACCTTCATTCACATAACGAATCATGTTTTTAAACTTACCTAACCTTGAACGTCCTAGATTAAACGCCATGTTAACCAACACACGTTGTACATCTTCAGGGTGTGAACTAAAATTTAAAAACAATGCGCTTGCATCCGTACACGCGGCGTTGCAATCGTCATGAAATACTTGGAGGATACGCTCATCAGTTACTGGAGTTCCAACAGGCCACGTATGTTCCATATCATTTTCTGTAACTAGATGACCAATACCAAATGTAGGTAGGTTCTCAGAGTCTAAATAGATTTCTGTGACGTACCCTTCGTGACGAACAAGGTCTTCTTTAATCTGTTCAATCAGATTCGGGGGTAACATCAATTATATCCTCATCATTTGTAATTACTGTTTCACCACCAACACCAGTGATAGTGATTGACACCGCAGATCGCCCAGTATTGTTCTTATCTTTCTCAAAATAACTAACAGGCAACATACGATCCATTAATAACTTCCATGCCGCCGCTTGATTCTTATGCTCATCGTCTAACGCCGCACTCATAATACTATCAAGTACCTTTTGAGAGCGTGGAGATGCCAACAAACGAGCCTTAAACTCATTGATTGCCGCTGCATCTCCGGGAGGTCTTCCTCGTTTACCTCTGTTACCAGACTTTTTAGCCTCAACATCAGTCTTCCGGGGGCGACCTACTCGTTTTCGCTGAGTATTCTCTGTCATATACAGTACTCTATAGTTAACACAACAACAAATACAAGAGATAATTACTTTTAAAGATTATAACTTATGCATTTGTCTCTTGCGTTTGCTCTAAAGTGTAATTATTATAGCATACTTTTTAGAAAAAGTCAAGTCCTTTTAACATAATCACTTTATATTGTTGTAAAATACCTCCCTTGTTCCCTTCTTCAGCGGGTCTCAGGCGATTTCCTTGACCTCCGCAGAGGCGCGTAAGTCTTTGTAAATGCAAATCATTCTCATTTAGATTATTATTTATACGTTATACTTTTTAGATGCGAATTATTCTTATTTAACATAATCCTAAATTGACTCTTTTTTGTATCTGAGCAGTATCTCCGGTTGCCAATTGTGCCGACAGCCCTCCCCCGCCTCTAAGGAGTACCCTAGTGCC